ACTGCACATCCTGTTCGATACATGTTGAACCAGAACATACTGTTAGAAACAAGTGCCAAATGATTGGAATGATATCTGTCATATACTTGTACCTTTTGTTAGAAGTTCGATGTGTCCATCACCCCTTCCAATAATACATGCCATGTTAGAACCTTTTGGAAATTCTAATAAAGTCCATGTTCCAGTTTCTTCATTCGTAGCAATAACCCATTTACTTGGCACCAATCTTGGTTCTTCGCCAGGCAATACAAACATTCCCTCTAAAACTATAGTTGGGAATTCTCCTCTGGATGCTGCAATTTGCATTACCTCTTCTGGCAATGCACAGATAGTTGGTTTCTCTGTCCAGTAGGGTGCAGTTAGAGCTGCAGTACTAAACAGTAGCGCTGGTACGACTGACAGCATCATTAGTAGTTTTTTCATTTTCTTTAACCCATTCTTCTGTAAACTGGTCGATTGTGTCAACCAAGTCTTGAAGATAGTCCTTCTTGTCCTTTACAAATTCTTGAACAAGTCCATCTTCTGTCACAACAAGAATAACGATTTGATTAATCTCAATCCCTGTTCTTTCTTGAAACATCTCTGCGTAAGCAGATGCTTGCATGTAGTATTCAAAGTTGTAATCATCTTTACGTTCAGAACGACTAGTTTTAAAGTCAATAATAGATGGAACACCGTTCCATTCTGCAATACAGTCTACTCTTCCAGCAACACGATACTTCTCACTCCACAATCCACACTCTTGTGCGTAAATATTATTTATTGATTTTTCTAGAGTCGGTTTTAGTTGTGAGAACAAACACCAAGGTAGAAATGCAACATCTTCCTTTACAACTTCTTTGTTGTTTAGGAAGTCCTCACACATATGGTGAACAGCAGTTCCACGAGATGCAGCAGTTCGCATGATATGATTAGCAACATCCTCACCCACACGATTACGCCATGCTTGGAGTCCTGCTTTCTTTTCTTTACGAACACCCAACACTGTTGTAATTGATGGGTATGTACCAGTTGGTGTTAAGTAGAACCGTTTTCGATTCACATTTGTAGTCCCTACTTCTGGGATATCTACAGCATTATGTATAAACATATTATTTCCTCATTATTAATCTTATAGCGTAGTATACACTATATTCACATCAAAGTAAAGAGATTTATTTACCTTGGCCTCGATACTTTTTATAACTACGTCTTTTTGATTTGTTCATCGTAGACGTAATCGGTTTTCTGCCTAGGGAAGTTCCTTTGGAAGTCCCTTCGTGAGCAGATGTACTTCCATACATTGATTTTGCCATTATTCAACTCCTAATCGGATTTTGTTGATTAGATACTCCTTCACAAAACCAGAACGCACAATGTCACCGATTGTAAATTCGATATTATCGAACTGTTCCATTGCATCTAGGATTTTCATAAAGTTAACCATTCCTGCTTTGTCACTTGATTTCAACAAGTCTGTCTGAAAGAAATCGCCACAGAAAATAATTTTTGAATCTTGTCCAACACGAGTAATGATTGTATCCAATTCGTGGAATGTCAAGTTCTGACATTCATCCACAATAATAACTGCATTGTCTAATGTGATACCCCTAAGAAAAGAAGTAGTCAAAAACATTAATGAACCTTGATTTTTAAGTCTATCATACAATCCAGAAAATGCAGCTGCATTCGGTTGTTCAAACATAAACTTAACCATGTTCTGATATGGTACTTGGAATAGTGCTGTCTTATCTTCCTCATCGCCTGGCAAGAAACCAATCTCACGAGTTGGAACTGCACTACGAACCATGTACACTGTATCGTATGGTGTTTCATTTCTTAGAACATCTTGTAGTCCATTGTATAATGAAACAAATGTTTTACCTGTTCCAGCCGCACCATAAAGGAATAAATTCTTTCCTGCTTTATACGACTCAAACGCCTTCTTTTGATTGTCCGTGATTGGTTTAATTGAAACCATCTGGTCAATTCTAATGTCTTTCACTTTAGCCATTAATTGTTACTCCACTTGTGTCGATGTTTAGCCAACACCGCATCTGTTTTAATTTGTTTTGCAGACTTCTTACCATACCGTTGTCCTAATTGACTATCGGGATGTGCCTCTGCCCCTTTTGCAAGAACCTCTTTCCAACCAGCATCAGTCTTTGCGTCAATGTTATCACCTACCGCACCAGCGATAGAAAACATTGAAGGCATCTGCTTAATGTGTGGGTTCTTTTTTAAGAGTTCTTCTCTTTTTGAATTTGATAAAAAGTCATCAAACTCTTCACCTGTTTTTGTATTTCTAAATGTAAATGTTGGCATTATTTCTCACGTTTTTTATCTTCAATGGATTTTTCTAACCATTTCCATTCTCGTTCTTCTTCTGGTGACATCACACTGGTATCAGTCCAAACACCGTCTTTATTTGGTTTCCAGTATTTTGATTTGTCCATTGATACTGCAAGACAATCTGCTTGTATGGTTTCAATCAATGTATCAATGTCTGGCCTAGATGCTTTAGGTGAACCATACTTCATCTCTCTAAGTTTATCAGACATTCTTTTAATACTATCAATCTTGTCACAAAAATCACTTATCTTATGTAGCACTATTTATCTCCATCCAAGATGGCATGCCCCTCTTCTTCCACGATGCCAAATGTTGTTTATATTTTATATAGTAATCCCTATAGGCAGTGATTGACGATTCGTTCTTTACATCGTCTGGCATTGCTTGTAAGGGTTCTGTGAATACACCCTCAGGCATATTCTCTGGTGGACTGAATAACGCCCACTTTAGTTTACGATAACTCTCATGGTAGACATCCTTATCATACCTGTACATAAATTCTGTATTCAGTTCTGTCCACAACTCATACAACCATCTGTAGTTTTTCTTGGATTGTCTTACCCAAATAGCACTAGGGTGATTGACATGACAAGATTTGTACAAAGTATGGTCTAGTTGTGGGTCTGGATGGTCGTAAGTAGTAAGCAAACGATTCTTTTTACTCAATCGTTTTACTTGTTTACCATCACATACACGATGTGCAGTAGACATGAGTTGAGCATATTCGATACACATCTTACTTGCATGGGAATCTACATGCATCATTGCACTTGTCTTTGCATCTTCATCTAGATAAAATATATTCACCTTTTCTCCCATCTGTAAAATATGTGGTCTTCGATTTCCACTGTTTTAGTTTTAGTCTTTGCCCAAGACGGTGATACATAATCTGCATGATAATGTGTTGCACCATCTGTTATATCTAATAGGGTTATTCTACCAGAAACTAGTCCAGTTGTAAAGACATAAATTGAATTATATGTAGTTTTATCGTGTGGTGTATCTGACTTACCGTCACAATACCAACTAAACTGACATCTATGTCTCACTGGTATCAACTCACCAGTACCCTTCCAACTAGGTCTGTGTGGCCCTTGTTTTACAACTCCACAAATCGTATTTGGAAATCTTGAATCCTTTACACGATTAAGTGTTACTGACATAACTGCCATCTGTCCAGCCTGTGGTTGATTCCTTGCTTCGTGATACACATTCTGTGTAAGACATACTGCTTCTTTATTTAAAAACTCATTTATAACAAGTTTGTCATCTATCTCTACTGGTGAAACAGTTACCAAAAGAGAGACTAATAGTTCATTAATTGACATCACATACCGTCCCAGCGTTGTGCCATGTTGCTTTACATCTAGGTTGACTAGGGTCAGTAAATGGCACTGGTTTTGGGTCAAAGATTTGACCCCAAATATTACCGTAATAAATCACTTGTACTTTATCTGTAGTGTTATCAATGATAACATCAGAATATGGTTGAGATGTTTCCACAACAACTCCATCAATAGACAGAGTTGTTCCTTGGATAACATCATTCGCCTTAGCAATACCTGTAATTAACAGGAACGCCAAACAAGCAATTGTCATTAATACAAATTCTTTAAACTTATTCATATTAGTTACTAACAATACTGTTAAACTCAAAATGTCCACCGTGAGTTTCCTCAGTCTGGTCAATAACATCTTTTGCATAACTTCCAAAAGAATAACCAAACTTGTCGATTGCTTTCTGGACAATATTTTTTGGTGTATCCGTCATTTCACCTGTGTCTGTATAGAAATCATGTACAAAATCTTCTACATCCATCATTAAACTTTTCACTGCACTCATAATTAAACGTCCTTTCCGTCTATTGTTTTAAATCCAAAACCAGCAACCACATATTTCTGATTACCGATTAACATTTGGTCACCCACAGAGGTTGACCTTAGTCCCCACTCTTTACCGTTCTCATCAGTAGTAAGTGAAGTCATAACAGTAACATTCTCATTGTAGTCACCATTTGTTTCCTCACCATCACCAAAGTTAAGAGTAGGTTTTTTAATACTCCATGAACCCATAACATTGTTAGTCCACCTGTAAGCATACTCAAGTGCTTCCATTGTAGTAGGGAGTTCTGGAACATCCACAAACGCAACGGTTTGTGGAGTGTCCTCAAATGCTGTATGAATAACTGCAACTTGTGTCATTACGCAGCCTCCAACATTGAAAATGGAACATTGTATCCAGACACAGCACCACTGATAGGGTTAGTCACCATATCAACAATTGCTCTTGTCTTGTTAATTTTTCTGATAGTGCCTGGAGTCTTTTTTGTTTTCTGAACAACATAAACTCTTTGTCCAACTTCCAAACCACTTTTATTCTTCATCACTTTAAGTTCTGAAGCGAACTGTTGTAGTTCTGTTAACTCACTCACTGACATACCCATTAGGGTTTTTTGCATTTCATTACTAATCATAATATTTCCTCTCTTTTTCATTATCAACATAGCTATTGTATCAAGCATTAAGCTCAATGTCAAGGCTATTTTTACAAAATATCTGCATCCCAAACTGACTGTGCATATTTGTCTTGCAGACGGTAAGCTTCCTTTTCCCAAGGAAGGTCATAGTAACCAGTACCCTCAACAACGAAACATCTTTTCCACGTTTTACCCGCTTCATCCATTTCATTTCTTGCATACTGTTTAACGTGTATCATCTCGTGAACCACGGTTGTTACTAATTCTTTCAGAGTCAATCCCTTCTGGATTTCCAGAGTGAATTCTCTGTTGGTATCTTGCATATCACAATAACCAATTGCAGAGCCTGGAATGTTTTTTATCTCAACCTCAATATCCAAGGTTTTCATTCTAGGCATTAGTTTGTCAATCATGTGAGCAACACATTTTTCTGCAATATGTCTCTCATGTTTAATCCCACCGACAACTGATATAACATTTCTATTTTTCATTATTGTGCCATTTTCTGTGCAATGTAACCAAAGAAGTGCATTACATCACCATTTTTAAAATCAATCTCAACTAATCTGTTTTTTGTCATTTGTTGAGTTTTTGGGTGGAACGCTTTAATCTGTTCAATTACTGCACCCAAAGGAATAATATTCATACCCCACACAGGGCCTTTATATTCAAATACATGTTCTATATCTAGGTTCTTTTCTTCGACTAGAGTATCTAACCATTTTTCAAACTTCATAATTTCTTCCTTTCTCATTAACTATACCTATAGTATACATGTTATCATAACAAATGTCAAGGCATTTCTTCACTTTATTTGGCACATTCTGTCGCACCCAATTAACAACCATATAACTTAGTTTCCTCATCCCATGAATCTCTCATGTTCTCTAGTTTTTCCAACATATTATATAGATTACCAGTACCGGCTCTGTCACCATTATCCATCAATTTTTTGCCCCAATCTGACCTTTGATTGACTGCTATCTTCAATTCTCTTATCGTATTTTCTAATTGCAGTTTTGCATGTTCTACTTGACACTGGTCTAAATCTCTATAGTATTGTTTATCTCTTTTCATAGTTCCTCTATCATTGTTAATATACTTATATTATACATGTTATCAGAACAAAAGTCAAGGCCCAAAGGCATCTTTTTGGCCAAAAAAAACCCCCCATTCCGATTAAGAAATGGGGGGTTCGAGAGTTAGGGCAACCGAGTGAGAGAGAGTTGAGAGAGGTTGTTCCCCTAACCATTCTTATATAATACTACATGAGTATTAAAAAGTCAACACATTTTTAGAGCTTCTTCTGTAGTTTCTGTAACTCTACGAGTCCAACCTCTACCGAATGTCTCAAATGTTTTTAATTTTTCATAGTATGATTGACGTTCTGCTTGAAAGTTCTTGATAGTTGTTTCAAGACCATGTTCATCAATATACTCACCAAGTTTCCTTAGTGTGTTGGGCCCGATGCCACCATCGGCAACAGTTCCAATTAGTGTTTGCAAATATTTTGCACTTCGTCCTGTACCAGCGTTTACTCCGAAATCGAATACGCAAAGGTCTAGCCCGTTTGGAATATCATCACATTTTAGACGATTCCAATAATTCTTTTCGTAGATGGGTGCGGCATCCTCTACAGTTAAGTCTTTCATGTCTTTCGTACCACCGAAATCTTCATAAACTCTCTTGGTAATGCCAAGATTAGTTTCACCGCCTGGGTCTTTTGGATGGTTGACATAACCACCCTCGTGATGGAGAATCATCTCCAAACAATGTTGATAGTTATCTTTCATAGCTTTATTCCTTGTTGTAACTGTCGTTCCATTGGAACGCTTCTTTAACGACATTCTCAGAGAGTCCTTTGAATGCTTGATGTAGTTTTTTATCTTTCGCAGAGATAACGAGGTCAGCTTCACTTTTGTGTAGTCCTTCTAACATTTGGATAAACATATTTTCACGTTTGAATCCAACTAGTGCATCGTCACCGCCTTTAACAAAACGATAAAGTTTTTTGTACTCTCTTCGTAGTACAGTGTGTTCAGTTCCTTCTTCAGCATCATTCGCTGTAAAAGGTACTTCACCTTGGGGAATCACCCATTCGATATTTGGGTCGAATGAGGATTTAATGATTACACGCAATGCATCGCAATCATATTTCTTCAAGAGTTCAACCTTCTTGGCCTTCGTCTTTGCGTTATGTACTTTCTTTAATACCTCAGAAAGTAGAGGTGTATAGGTATCTTGAACCATATTAAAAGTCTCCAATGTCATTCATAAGATTTTTCAATCTCTTTTTAATAAAATAATTTAGAAGTTTTGACCTATCGCCGTGTTCAGCATTCTGGTATTCTTCCAGAATTTTTACCTTCAAGTCACTAGGTATGCATTCTAAATCAATTAGGGTTTTATTCCGTTGATAATTTCTTAGCATCTCATCTGAACAATAGTCAGTTGGTTCTAAGTCAATCCACGTTTCTAACTTTTTCTTAGTTAGTGGTCTTTGTCGTAACTCATCAACGAAAGTGTTATCTGGTGAGAGGAAATTTGGAACGCCATCACTCCTGTCACCCTTTAGCACATGTTCCCTTATATATATGTCGGGGTCAATATCCTTTATAAATTTCTTCACTGTGGGAGAATATTGTTGTACATTGTTATATTTGTGCAACTGTATAAAATCTTTATCACCAGACAATATAAGGATATGCTCAAACTCACTTGGAGTTTCAGCAACATGTTGGACGATGGCTGCAATGCAATCATCTGCTTCTGCACCTTCGACCTCTAATACTTTATAGGGAAATGTTTCTTTGATTTCATCTCTAATATTATTCAGAGTTTCAAAGATTGTGTTCCAATCAAGTCCAGAGTTTGCTCTGTCCTTTTTTCGGTTGGATTTGTAGTTGGGGAAGTAATCCCTTCTCCAATACTTTTTGCTATCATAACAAAGAACCATTTCACCAAAGGCTTCATGGAATCGACTACGGTATCCTCTTATAGAATTTAACACCATATGTCGAACTAGATTTTCATCTAATTCATTGTCACGTTTTGAACCTAGTTGCATCATTAGATTACTAATGGTAACTTGGTTCATATCAACTAATATCATAATTTGCTCACTTATATTTTATATCATTATATAGTATACTTTAATAACGCCTATATGTCAATAGATTTTACTCTTCATCTTCCTCAGTTGTTACTGCATCTTTGATTTCATAACAATCTAAGTACACACTTGTCTTTCCATTTTCTTTTGTTGTCGTAACAAATTCATCTGTAACGAACTGCATAGGATGTGGAATACCACAACTTCTATAGAGTGTCGATTTTACCATCTCTATCAACATTGAGATATCAGCAATAAATTCTGTATCCTCAGTGTCAACACCATTTTCACTCATGTTGTGTATCATGTTGACAACCAATCCCTCAGTAAGATGGTCTGCAAATGTCATATCTTGTTGCATTTGTAAAGCATAATCATCTATTTTAATGTTGGGATTGGGTGTTGCCTTCAAAGGGAACTCAATAATATTACCCTTTTTCTTTTCCATCAAAATTTTCCTCTTCCATTTCTTTTGTCCACTCACACATAATATCTGGATACCATGTTCCGATATTTCTTTT